CTATTGAAACAATCCTTTAATTTTATCAAACAAACCATCGGTCGTTGTATCAGCTAACATCGCTGTAATTTTATGATAGTGTTCGCCTAATTCATCTTTATGTTCTTCAATGAATTGTTGCGCATGTTCCACGTTTCCTTTTCCAATTAAATCTTTTGCTTTTTGAACTAATTCTTCTACGTTCATCTTCACACGTCCTTTGATTAAATAGTTAACAATAAGTGTTTCACTCATTGCCTTTTCTCCTATTTATCGTATCGTGGGATCCTTTGATTTGCAAGAAATTTTCAGTAAATTGACGGTTCTGATTTTGGGTTTTTAAAAGGCAAAAATTGCAAAAAAAAGCTGTTTTCGAAAATCGAAAACAGCTTTTTTACTTTACTTCGCTAAACGATAAATAGCAAACCTTTTAATCCCTTCAAATCATAAGGTTTATGGAATAAAAAAATAAAAAATCACAACTTTTCCACAACTAAAAAAGTCTGGGCAGAGCTATAATTCAGAGTATCAGCAATGTTTATTGATACTTTGAATTTTTTATTTCTTTATGTTTACTATCACTAATGATAAAATTAATACATAAATTTAATTGGAGGGAATATTTTGAAAAAGTTTTTTTATTTTATAGGAGTTATTAGCGTTACTGGTTTATTTTTAAGTGGGTGTGCTGATAAGAAAGAAACTACAGCTTCTACTAGTTCAAGCTTAAAAGTTAGTTCTTCAGAGATTACTAAAGATACTAAAATAAAAAATGAAAAAGAACTAAGTTCTTCTCTAAAAAAGATGAATGAACTTATGGTACCTATCAAACAAACGCTTCAAGGATTCATTAAAGACCCAAAAACATACACCACAGCTAGTGTTGCTAAGTTTTCTTTAAAAACTGAAGAGTTATCAAAATATGAAAATAGAATAAATGATTATGTAAAAGAGAATGGAAAAGAATTTAAAGATGAAAAGCTAAATGATTTATATACTACCTATCAAGAAAATCTAATAGATATTACTTCTTTAATTAGTGATTTACCAAAAGAATTTGCAGATTAAAAAAAGTCCCTACCTCTCATGTTGAGAAGTAGGGATTTGCTTATTTCTTAATAATTCAATGTTTGACCAGGATAAATCAAGTTAGGATTTGCTAATCCATTTAATGCAGCTAAAGCTTGATAAGTAGTGCCAAGTTTTGCTGCAATACTAGATAAATTATCACCAAACTGGACTGTGTAAACATTACCTGTTGCCGATCCATTGACTTTCAAAACTTGACCAGGATAAATAAGATTTGGATTTGTCAATCCATTTAATGCCGTTAACGTTTGATAGTCTGTTCCGTATTGATAAGCAATACTTGATAATGTTTCGCCGTATTGTACCACATGAGTCGCTTCTGGTTGTTTATCAGGAACAGTTACCGCATCTGGCAATAATTCAATATCGCCTTTGCTGATCCACGACAAAATGCCTTCTAGCAATACTCTGCTCTCAGTTGCTTCTTGCACTTTGTAGCTGTTTCCTTTTACCCATTGCGGAATAGCTTCCCCAGTTGCCCAAGCATCTACATTAAATTTCACTTTGACGGTATCGCCAACTTTAACATCAGAATTAGGTATTTTTTCAATTTCTTCGCCTGCATCTGTTGCTGGCGTATCCGTTTCTGGTTTATTGGTATCTGTATAACCACTATCCGTAATTCCTGTTAAATCTACGTTACCATCTAAACCACCTGCAATATAAGCGGATGTGAATTGCCAAATACCAATACCATCCATGCTTGGGAAATAAGCATACAATGGATATGGTGACACACCATCGATAGGATACGCAGCAATCCATAAAGAGTTAGGAAACTCTTTGATGATTTGTTGATAGTTTACATGATTTAGTGTAAATGGCTTATAGCTGTAATACATTGGAGTATAGCCAGCCTGTTTGATTCTGCGCATACCGTACAAAATTGTCTCTGTATTTGCTGCTTTTTCGGCATCTGAACTTACATATCCTCCATATCCATCTGGAACACTAGCCAACGCTCCATGTTCAAAATCTAATGCAACGATGGAATTTTTAGGCGTTTGAATACGTGGCAAAAAGTAATCCATTGTTGTTTTCGCAATGTCCATGTTTCCCCAAGTGTCATACCAAATATAGGTATGCGCACGTTTACCTTGGGCAATAGCACTTGCTACTTGCGTTTTATATGTGTATTGTTCATAAATACCGCTAGCATTGTAGCCACCAATCTGGGCAATAGCGAATTTATCATGTGCATAGCCAAAACGACCTTGTTCGCCTTGATAAATCGCCCAATCCACACCTTGATCTCCTTTTGCAGCAAATACATTTAAAGGCATAAAAAATAGAGCGACAAGCGCTCCTACTAAAATTTTCTTTTTCATGTTTTCCTCCTAAATAAAAAGGCATAGCATCAAGCTATACCTTAGTTTAGTTTCTCGTTGATTTTTTCAACGGTAGTTTTAATTGATTCAACATCTTTTAATGAATCGGCTAATTTATCAATTGTTTTTTGATAATTTTGCTCACGATCATTATTTTGTTTCATAACCCAAAAAAGCAAACCTACGAATAACACTGCAAACGAAATTTGCTCTGGATTTGTTAATAATCCTTTGACAAACTCTTCCAACATACTCCCTACTTTCCAACAATTTCTTTCATTTCATCTTCTGTAATACATAGCGGCACAAATTCCATCACTTGTTCAGGAGTGAAACAACCCCAATCAAACATCATTTTGATATCATCAAAAGTAAATAACATTATTCAGCACCTCCTTCCAATTTTTCATTAATTTCCTTGATTTCTTTATCGTGGGCAGCAATCATAAGCATAGATTTTGAATTTAATTTAGCCAAACTATCAGATTTTTCTTTTAATTCTGTGTTCTCTTTCTGCATATTCATTGCTGATAGCATTAATTTTCCATTTAATTGCCCTAACTCATTTGATTTAACTTTAATAGCTTCATTTTCTTTTTCTAAATTTGAATAAAGAACACTAAGATTGTCTAGATTTTCTCTATCCAATTGGTTCATAATTTCTTTCCAACGTCCTTCGCTAGGGATAAAAAACTGTTGGCTTAAGTCAATAGTTTCTAAAGGTGGAATTTCTGTAAACGGAAACTGAACGGGAAAATCTTTTGATACTTCTAATTCTTGTCCGCCAGTACGTCCAAATCGCCAAATTTTTTTCATTTATTTTCTCCTCACTCACTATAATATTTTTATTTTGCTTCTAGTTATTTCTGTTCCTGACTTGTCATATCCAATCACCCATGCATTTTGTGAAACCTTATTTATTTTAGAGCCTACTGTATACTTATAAAAACCATCAGATACTTTTGCTTTTTCTCCTAACTGTCCATCAATTTCAACAGCTACATAATGAATTTCTCCTTTGTATGAACCTGAAACAAAATCCCTTCCCTCACTTAATTTATAAAAATTCACATAAAGCATGTACTTAAATTCAGTATCTGGTATTGGATCATTAGTATGCCAACTTCCGTGTAAGTAGTGATTACCAAGTCGGTCACTTCCGAAGCGGATTCCTTTCACATTCATCTCATATAATGCACCATAGTTACCTTGCGGGTAGGTGTATTGAGTTACTGTCAACGGAACATTCCAGAAACTTTCCCTCATGCTAAGGTCAATTTTAAAACCATCTGGAATTTGAAAAATCGGAACAAAAGCAGTTTTTAATTTAGCAATATCTACTACGTTAACTCGTAAATAAGCATCAACTCTGTTCCCTTCTCGTATAAGAAACATATTTGTTTCTTCATTAAATGAAGCTTTGTAGTCTGCTTGGACTTCATCCAGCCCAGTCTTTTGATAAAAAAATACATCTTCTTTCAAAGCTATTTCTGTACCATTTACTAACGGAATATCCGTAAATTCTTTAGTTCCTCCAATACGTTGAGGTTCAGTTAAATTCACAACATTCGTTGTAAATGATACTTCTTTCCAATCCGTCCATTTTGAAGGAATACCACCAAATTGACGAATAACAATTGTTCTCTCTGTTTGGAATAATTGTCTGACTCCACCTGGATCTTTATTAACAATCAAGCTTCCAGAGTTTGGTAATGGCTTGTTTTCAACTCCTGTAGCTGGAATCGAATAAATACCAGGTTCTACTGCATCATTTAAATCTAATATCTTAGAATTTTTTCTAACAAATAAGCCGTTTTCAGCAGACAATTTAGGAATGAATTTTTCTTCAGAGTCATTTTTATTTTTAGTAATTCTCTCTGATAAAATTTGAATATCACTTTTATTAGCATAACCCGAGGGGTCAACAGTTACGTCAACTTGTTCTGCATTTCCTACTTCTGTGTAAATAGTGAAACTAAAACCTGATTTACTCACACCAATGTCAGGTGGCATATACCCATTCACTTTCGCAGTAGAAACAGAATACAAGATTTCTCCTTTGTCAGGATCTGTTGCATATAATCCAACTGTATTTATATAATAGCCCTCGGTAATACCTTCATTGTTGATAGCTGCTGTAGCTGAAACAGTGGTCTTATTGTTGCTGTAAGCTTGTGCTTTAGACGTTTGTTTTATGTTACTTAAAACTGTCAATTCTTCTAATTGGCTATCTTGATATTCAGTAGAACTGATGGCAACTTGTGTAAATTCTGTAGTTGCTTTTTTTGATAATAGTTTGGCCATTAATTCTCGACCTTGGTTTGTAACAACTGATTTGTTAAATTCCAATCCTTTTCCCTCCTCACTTAATTTCTATAATTTGATAATTAGTTATTGCATGACCTGTTCTTTGAGCTGAATCAATTGCTATATCATCTTTAACATCTTGTGAAATTACAACTAATTCTGTTGGTATAGCAATAGACGCTAGAAAAACTTCGCTCGGAGGTATTTCACCTTTTAGCGAATTTCTAGCGTCTACTAAAATATTTGCTGGTACAATGCTACTAAAAATATATTCTAATTCTGAAATTTGACCAGCTTTTTCAAAATTCATTTCTATTAGCAAGCGATATTCATTATAAAACATTGTTAATTTTACTGGTTCACCAAAACTACTCAATAATTCTTGTAAATATCGTTCAGTATAAGGTACTTGTGATGTCATTCTGGTTAAAACTCTGAATCTCCTTGTTTCTAACGTATCCGTCGATTCAGGTGTTATTTTAAGCATTTGCTCATATAAACTAATAGTTCTGCTATCTGCAGTAGAAACGTATTGATTCGATTGTAATGTTTCAAGCTGATTTAAAAATTCTTCAGCAAGATGTTGTTCTATGCCTATCAATACATTCATTTCTAAAACATTGTGGTACCATTCTGGCAATAAGCTTTTTAATTCATCGATCATGTATATATCACCGACCCAGAAAATGCAATTTCTTGTTTTTGATTATCCAATTGAAGTGATATATCAGAGTCTAAATTATTCAGTTTTATCTCACTGATATTTGCAATTCCTTCAATCTGCATAATTTTTGCTATTAGTTGACTTCTATAAATCGTTTGAGAGTATTTATATCTATTGTCATGAGCAGACCATTGTCTACGTAATTCATAAAAATGTTCATTTATTTTTGAATTTATTCCTGACTTTAAATTTTCTAAGGAAGTGCCTGGAATCACATCAGCATGTAAACTAATATCAATTATTTTTTTAGTCGGCGGAGCCACTGTAACTTTATGCCCAATTGGTGCAATACCATATCCTTCTTGAGTATCTACTGGTGAAATCAATTCTTGCACTTTATCAACTAATGTTTTAGAAGGTATTTCAAATGAATTATTTAAAATTACAACACGAACTGTTCCGCCTCCTTGCCATATTGGATAAATTTGTACAGCACCTACACCATCAATTTTTGTTGTAAAATTGATATAATCTTCAATATTTCCACCAAAATCATTGATTTGGTATGTTTTTAGAATTCTGTCTCTTAAACTATCATCAGACTCTTCATCTCTTGCTGGAATGATAATTTCCACTATTTCAGCAGATGCTAGGGAGTTATAGTGATCAATTGGTAAAATTGGTCCAATGTATTCGTTCCCTCTAGCACCCTTTGTTTCTGCAATCATTGAGTAATAGCCGTTTCCCAAATCTTTTAGAATTGAAAAATAAATTGGATTATCTCCTGTTGTCGTAAATCGATTACCTTCAAACAATCTTAATGTTTCCCCTTGCTCAGAAGTAAATTTAGCTTTTGCAATAGCAGCAGTTGCTCCAATTCTCTTAATACCATGTTCTTCTGCTCGTAAATCTAAATATCTGCCGGTTGCTGTTTGTGTAAATGTTTCCAGTAACACATTTTTTAATTGAAGTGTTGAACTGGCTAGTTGATAACAAAGTGGTGCTATTGCATCATAAATAATCGATCCTTCTCTAGTATCGATTCCTTCAGGGACTTTTTCTAAGGCGGCATTTAAAAAGTATTCATAATCATATTTTTCTAAGTAACTGCCAACTTCCTCTAAATTATAAGAAATCATATTGTCACCTCTTTTTCTACAGGAACATTACCAAAAACAGTAGTTACGACAAATTTTACTAATAATGAACTCCTGTTCACCTCAACTATTTCAAAATTATTAATAGATGAAACACGTTCATCAATAATAAGTGCCTCTGTAATAATTCTTTCGAGTTCAGCTTTTGCTAGGTCCATATTTTCGCCGATAAGGTCTTCTAATTCTGTTCCGTAACTATCGGTATAAATCAAATGTGTGAATCTTGGCGTGGATAATGTTTTATCTACAAATTGACTCATTGCACCTAAATTATCTATAAAACCAATAATTCTTCCATTCGTAACTTTATATGTTTTTGAAGGCGTAAGGATTACTTCTTCATTAAAAATTTCTTCATCCATATATTACACCCTCTCTAAAACATAGTACTTTTGAGATTTTTGAGCTCTAAGCATACGAACTTTATCACCTACAACCAAATCTCGAAAAATATTGGCTGTTCCTTGCTTTCCATCCACTGAAAATGTCACTGTTAGATTTTTAACCATTTGTGATAATTCAATAAATGGAGTACTAATTTCAAAACGATTTTCCACTTGGATTTTTAGAGGTGCAATGTTTACAACTTGGCCATAAACTAAATCAGATAATTCACTATCTTTTACTCTAGATTTTTTTATTTGATTTGCTAAACGTTCTCCAGCCATTATGCCACCACCTCTACTTTTAAATTCATACTATGGCCATCTTTAAAATTATGTTTGCAGGTTTTAACAAGCGCTAAATTATCCTTACCTAAATTATCACGGTTCAAGTCTGATATTCGCAAAATAAAACTATTACCAGCTCGAATGCCAAGATTTCCCAAGGCATCGATTGAAATAGTTCTAGTTTCTTTATTTTTTTCTCCTAATAATACATTGGCTTGTTGTTGCAATTGGGAACTATTTAAATCTGCATCACTAACTGTTTCAACTATTTGTAATTTCCCCCACGTTTCGATATTTGCAGCGTTTTGTGCGACAAATATTTCTCGTTTTCCTTTTTCTTTATCTTCTCTCATTACTTTAACGGAATTAGCCGCATCATCTATTGAAGCTTCATAATCATAATCAGTCATTAAAGAGTTGTCCCCTATAACCAATTTAGTTATCATACGATTAAAATTAAAAAATTCAAGTGTTCCAGCATTATCCCAGAATCCATAACGAACTTTATAATTTTTTCGTGTTTCTTCAAGAGCATCTTCTAACATTGAGTAATACGTATGTTTATCTTCAACTACTGCTGCACAATTGTAGTTAACATTATCTAAAATCTTATGCGGTATTCCCTGTGTTTGGCATATTGTTCTAAATCTGCTAGATGCAGAAGATGCATTAAATACTAATGTATCTTCATTTTTTAAATATCTAGTTGAATCATAAGCCGTTATTTTCCATTGGCGATTTTTGCTTTTTGTACGACTGAACACTTTACCTTTAAAATAAAGTTTTCCATCAATTTTCATTTCAATAATATCACCATTTCGTAAGAAAACTTTAGAATCATCTAACATTTCAAATTGTAAACTTCCAGGTTGTGATTCAATAGATGTATTCCATACTGGAGGAGTACAAATTTCTGAAATATCATATTGTTCTCTGTTTTGCATAGATGTTTCAAGAATTTGTATTTTCATACCCGTCTCACACTTCCTGGTGTAACCCAACCACGCCAACCACCGTCAAGAAGTGTAACGTGATAGGGGCATTGTTTTCCGGGATTAATGAAGTTTACAATTCTTCTTGCGTTTTGTTCGATTACACCAGGACCTGCCCCCCATGAATCTCTGTGCAATTGGCCATTAACAATAACTTCACAGCCAGGTGTAATTGGTTTATTATTAGGTGGCTTTGGTCTTGGCGTAGGAGAAACCTTCTTTTTAACTGTTTTAACATATTTAGCCGCATGATTCCGATACTCTTTCAATTCAATTGAATATTCAATATCTTCGCTGGCATCAAGATAACCCCATTCAAACTTTTCAATTGCCGTTAAAATATTAATTCCACAATCCGTAACAATCAATCGAACACGCTGATTTTTATTCTTTGCATCTTCAAATACTTTCACCCAATTTTGAGGTGTCTGTTTTTTTGAATTTGGATTAATATAACTTGCTTTTGTATTTTTAGGGAAAATAGATTTAAAGGACGTTTCAACTAATGAACGCCCTCCAAAACTATTTATATCTCCTAATTTGACAACTTCTGTGACAGTATTATTTGATCCTGTAGTTAATTTAATTTCTCCTGGATTGACTGGAAGGATATGTCGCTTTCCTTCCACTTCTAAATAAAATTGAATCGCCACTATATCCCTCCTAATTTAAATCTGAATCAATTAATTCAATAATTTTATCTTCAAATTCTTCTAATAATGCTTCTGTATCAATTGGATCAGTTCCATTATTCTCAACATGAATAGCTACCTGTGGTACTACTTGATTGTTATTTACAACCACTTTCTGATTTGCAGATGTTTGAAGTCTAGAAATTTCCGTATCATCAAGATGAACTGTACTTGTTATATTTCCAGAAGCAGAAATATTTGCTAATTGATTTGGAATCGCTGCAGTAGCTAATGTATTGCTTGCATTTTCAACTAACGATACAGCTGACAAGATACCACCCGCTAAACCTTGCGAGAAGAAATCGCCTAACGCAAATGCTACTCTTGAAGGACTATGAATATCTAAAGCTTTTTTAACAGTAGATGCAACTCTATTCGCTACTGATTCAGCTGCTGCAATAGCAGAAGCAGCCCCTGCATTAATACCATTAGTTAATCCTGCCATGGCAAATGAGCCAGCAGAATATAGCTGTGATTGTAACCCGTTAAAAGCTGATACTATTTGTCCGACACCTGAACTTGCTGCTGCAGCTGCGCTTGCCATTCCTGCTAAGATAGCAGCTGTAAATGCAGCCATTCCAGTGACAGCAGCCATTCGAACGGCGTTCATAGCTATTTGAACGCTGGTCTGTATAATCTGCATACTTGCATTAAATGCTGTAGATACAGACATTAATCCTGAAATACTAACTTGTGCGACACCAATAAAACTTTGCAATTCAGAAGCTAATTGATTAAACGTACTAATCATTGCTTGCATTCCTGGAACACCAGTAATTTCAGGCATTTCATTTAGCCTTGTAACAACATCTTTAATTTGTTCAACAGTGCTCTTCACAGCTTCTACATTTACAGCTACAGATGCAAAGCTGTTTATCGCATCTCTAACCTCTGACATTTTAGATATTGTTTCCCTAATACTATCAATTCCTGCATTATTTATTTTACCTTGAGCAATATCTAAAAGAGAAGCATTGCCAATAGCTTCTATAACAGAAGCTATCTCAGTTACTTTATTAGTCGCTTCTGCTGACTTAATTTCTTGACTTGCAAATTGATTCAATGGTCCTATTAGCTCAATCAAAGCAGTTAAAGTATTTTTGACTTCTCCAAGTTGTGGACCTTTTAGCATTGTACCGAAATACTCTATTAGATTTGATGTACCCAGAGCTTCCACAACTAAACCTATGCCTTCTACTTTAGTCGCCGCTGTATAAGGCTCTATATTAGCTTGTGCTAATTGATTGATTGGTGCGATTAGCTGAACTATAGCATCTAAAGCACCCTTAACTTCATTTAATTGTGCTGCTTTAATCATTGACCCAATTACACCAGTAATCTTACCACTACCTAATTTCTCAATCATATCTGATATTTCTTCAATTCGTCTACTTGCAGTAGTTGGAAACATATTTGTATTTCCTAATATATTTATAGGATTAATTAAAGAAACAAGAGCATCTAATGCGCTTTTCACTTGATTGATTTGAGCTGTTTTAACCATTGATCCAATAGCTCCGCTCAAGCTTCCTGAATCAAGTGCCTGAACCACATCGTTAATATCCTTTATTTTATCTTTCACATCAGAAACACTAACTGAAATTGAGCTTAATCTATTTGCACTTTGTGCAATAGATATTAGCAACGAAAAAGTTTCATTCGCCTTTTCAAATGTTTCATTGCCCAAAGATCCACTAACAATTTCTTTAAATTTACCAAAAATTCCGTCACCATCTGTTAATGTTCCAATAACTTTCTTCAATTCATTAATTTTTTCAGTTATAGCATCCCCAGATATATTAATTTTATTCAATTCATTCATTTTTTCCGCTAATTGAATAAGTTTTTCAAAAGATGTTTTAGCTAAATCAAAATTAACATTTCCTAAAAAATTAGAAATTATTTCACCTAAATTAGCTCCACTCAATGCTCTAATGGCTGATTGAACAGCTTCTATTTTTTGTTCAACTCCAGTAGGTACAGGCATTTCATTCAATTTGTTTAAAGCCTCACCAAGAGCTATCATTTTGTTTACTCCAGAAATAACAATACCGGTATTTATGACACCAACCAGATTACTAAACACACTCATAACATTACCTAAATTAGCATTGGTAAAATATCCAATAACTTCTGCGATACTATCAATTTTTGTTTTAACCGAAGAAAAATCATCTGGCACTTTATCATTCATTTGTTGAATAGCTTCGGATACCAGCATCAGCTCAAAAGCAACGGCTGCAATTGTAGCTAAACCGCCAATTGCTACTGCACCACCAATACCAGTGGCAACTAAACCGCCAACAACAGCTATTAATCCACTAATAGCACCAATAGCAATAGACATATTAGCTACTTTAGATGAAAAATTACCAATATCATCAGGAATTTTATCATTAACTTGTTTCATTGCTTCAGCAGCTAACATTAATTCTCCTGAAATAGTAGCAACAACTAATAAACCAGCAATTGCGGCTGTTGGATTCATAGATGATAATTTCCCAACAATACCAACCAGCACAGACATCCCACTTAAAGCAATACCCATGTTGGCCATCTTAGGAGCAAAACTATCTATGTTATTTGGAACTTTTTCATTTATTTTATCCATTGCTTCGGCTGCAAGCATAAGTTCTCCTGAAATTGCAGCTATAAACATTAACCCAGAAATTGCAGCCTTAGGATTTTTTGAAGCAATTAAACCTGCAATCCCTGTTAAAACAGATAAGCTACTTAGGGCAATACCCATATTAGCCATTTTAGAAGAAAACTTACCAATATCATCTGGCACTTTATTTGAGATTTGTTTCATTGCTTCTGCTGCTAACATTAATTCCCCTGAAATAGCGGTCATAAATGCTAAACCAGCAATTGCTTTTCTTGGATTTCTAGAGGCCATTTTCCCAAGTGAATTAACAAGAATACTCATACCAGATAAAGCAATACCCATGTTTGCAAACTTCTTGCCCATAGATGATAAATCATCTGGCACCTTTTCATTCACTTCTTTTAATGCTTGTGCACCATGCTGAATTAATTTGATGACACCAAATGCCAAGGCAATACCAGAAGCTCCTTTGGCAAAACCATTCATCGTATCTAAAAAAGTTGTGAGCGGGCTCAATGGGTTCCCTTTTCCTTTAGAATCAGAAAAAGGGCTAGTAGGGTTTTTTTTAGGCATTTTCTTAAATAATCCGAAAAATGCTTTTCCGAGATTCCCACCCAATTTTCCAGTTGCTTTTGTTATTCCTAAAATAGCTGAACTAAATCCAAATAAAGGAGAAAGTATCCCTTTTCCAATTTTAAATCCTGCAAATGCTAATGCTAATTTAGGTAACATTGAAATTAGTTTAGCTATTGAATCAGAATGTTTTTCAACAAACCCAGCCAACTTAGAAACTGATTCAGTAATAGTGTCCATGAATCCTTTAAACCCTGCTACACTTTTTTCACTGCCAAAACTGCCTGTTAATTTGGCCAGACTTTTTTTAACAGCACCAAATGCATCGGATATTGGTTGTTTCATATCTTTAAACGAATTTTTTAGAACATCGACGTACGGTGTTACTTTTTGCACTAAGCCAGGTAATTTATCTAACCACCCAGCTTGTTGGTCATTTCCGTTAATAGCCGTGAATACGTCTTTTACTTTTTGTTTAATACCGTCAAATTGTTGTGCAATATTTTTACCAGAAATTTTTTCAACAAGTGAGTCAATTTTTCTGATAGAACCTTCCACTCCATTTGTTACAGCGGTTCTGATATTTTTGAAACTTGTTTTAATACCTTCAGAACCAATTAAAGCACGTTTTGCCCCATCGGTTCCTGTGTTGTAAAACTCAATTAATTTATCATTGAATTGGTCAAATGTGATGGTGCCTTCTTTTAAAGCATCATACAAATCATTTTGTGCCGTTTTACCTGCAAAACCAAATGCTGTTGCAAGATCATACAAAGCTGGTCCCATTGTCTCCTGTAATGAGCGCCAAGATTGCATATCTACTTCACCACGTGACAACATTTGAACGTATTGCTCTAAACCACGTGAAGCATCTTCTGAAGATGAACCCGAAGCTAAGAAAGCATTGTTCAATGAAATAGTAGTTTTGGTAGCGCCATCTAAATCACGAGTTAGTGTGGCAATACGTTGTGTTGTACTTACAACATCACCTAGTGTAGTTGGTAATCCATCAATACCAGTTACTAAGGCATCTTTAGATTTTGCAGCATCTTCAAAAGAAAACCCAATAGCCTGCATCATTTTGGGGAATTGGTTTAATGTATCAAAACGATTAATAGCTCCATCCATGGAACTTTTAACAACATTAATACCTGCACCAATCGCTTTAGTTATCCCAATTGCTGCAACCATAGACTTAAAACCACTAGTAGCTGATGTCGCTGAACTTTTAATTTTATCCAACGAATTCTTAACATCATTGCCGTATTCTTTAAAGGCATTACCAGATTGTTTTAAAAATCCACCAATTTTTTTAGTTCCCGATGAAACAGCAGATACCACACCAGAAAAACCAGCAGATATCTTCCCTTTCATTGTCGACATTGCCCCACCAACTGCAGAAGACATAGCCGTAATTTTACTTTTTACACCACTAAATGCAGCACCAATTTTTGAAGTAAATCCTTGTAAATTAAGCTTTTGCGAAATCTGATTCCCAAAGTTCCCAAAAATAGATAAAATTCTTTCAATCGAAGATTTCACAACATTTGTAGCTGCAGTAAGTCCTGTTCTTAAACCAGAATTCAATTTGCTTACAGAAGCTTGTGCGATTGAACCTAATTTACTTAAAGCCTGAGCAGGTCCTGTTGTTTTTTGTTTAAAATCTTCCATAGATTGAGTTGTCTTTTTAAGACTATTATCTATTTTACTGAGAACATTGGTGAATTGGTCACGTAAGCGTAAACTAGCTTCTAACGACGCCATCTAATCACCGTCTCCTCGTTTTAGTTTTAATCTTCTTTGCTTCTTTTTCTTCAGCTTCTGCCTTCATGTCAATAAATGCCATCAGCATAGCCTTTTCTTTTTTTGGTAATAAAGAAAACGTAGACGGTAGCATTCCGTTAGCATGGTATGCATGATACGCATACCAAAACTCACCAGAACTACCATCTTGCATTATTTTTTTACATCTTCAACAAGTGTTTCTTCATCTTCGTTAAATCCGTTTAATTCTAAAACTTCTTTTGTTAATGTGGCATACTCACCAGCTAATAACATGGCTTTCAACGTTGCTGGCGCATCTCCTTCTGTACCATAAAAGGCTTGGAGTTCAGCATTATTTAAGTCTGGTGACTTAATGCAACGTGCTAACAATAAAGCTCCGTATTTATCTGTATCAAGGTCTTTTACTAAATTTCCAGATTTACTACGTCGAGTAGTTGTGGCATTTTTCTTAACACGGTCATTTTCTGTTTCTGAAATTGATTCTAAAACAAATGGTGTTTTAAAGCGTTCCAATTTAACTTCTTTTTCTTCTCCAGTTACTTCCAACATAAAATCTTTGATATTCATTATAAATTCCTCCAAATTTGTATTTAATAAAAACGGCTATCTTGTAGTAAGACAGCCGTTAGTTTTTATCCTAATTTTGGTGTAGTAAACATGTCTAATAAATCTGCATCAGCAAAGGTGAAATCAACATCTTCATCTAACGTTTCGGATTCAATATCTAATTTTGCAATTACCACTGAATCAAAAATCACATCTTTTAACAACGTTGACTGACGGCCAATAGTAGAGGCTGGATCTTCATTCGTTACTTTAATTGTAATCATTGGAATCTTACCTGATTTTAAATAGTTAATTCCGATTTGCGCAAATTCACTTGTTACTTTGTGAATCGTCATAGAGCCAGTACCGTTAGCTCCAGTAACTTTTTGCTGATTCATTCGTTTCCCTAACACTGGAACCTCGGTTTTAACTAATTCTACAGTGGCTTCAATATTTTTAAGGAAAAACATTGGTACATTTCGACCGTCAATAGTCATGAAAGCCGTACCTTCACGACCTGAAATTACATCTCCTGCATTTAAAAAGCTCATTCTAATTTCCTCCTAACAATTTTTAGACAACTTGTACTGTCATATATAGTTTTTCTAAAGCATCTACTGGTTGAATTGCTACATTCAATACAATAGAATCACGTTCATTACCTTCAATAACTTCGACATCATCTGCTTTGAAGTCAGTGATTGCTCCTGCTGCTTGTAATGAATCAAAATAAGCAATACGGTTAGCCTTGAACATTTCCCGACCATCTTTATCACTATTTACTTTACCAATGAAATTATCTTCAAAAGCTTGTTTAGTTGTATTTGCAATATCATCTAAGACACGTAAAACACGATTTTTAGCAAATTCTTTCCCTTTTTCAGGTTCGAACGTGTGTAATGAGTTAATATCTTTTTCAATCACAACTTCACCACGTTTTTCAATAAAAATGAATTCACCTTTTTGTAAAGATTCAATAATCTCGGTATTTAAGAACCGTTGTGTGACATCTACAGCACCATCATATTTTTTATAAGTTAAAGAAGTGGCCACTCCTGCACCTGCAGTTGCTCCTGCAACCCAAGCTGTTGCTTGTTCTTTAGAAATCACTGTCCCATCTTCTAAAATAACGCCATTTTTAACGTTAATTACAGATTCATGATCTGCATCATAATTTGCAACAACTAACTGGCATTTTTTACCTTCTTCATCTCGTAAACGTTTAACGAAAGAAGTCGCTGCAATTTTTACTGATTCATCTTCAACTGGTAATGCCATTGTATTAAAATCATAGACTTGGATTTTCTCAAAATACGTAGCATAATCTTCCGCTGTAGCAGTTGTGTCTGTACCACCAGATAAACGAACTGAAAATGAAGTTAATGCACCTTTCCCAGAAAATGAAACTAAATTAGTTGCTTCTAATTCTTCAATATTTTTTACTGTTTGAACTTCAGATGGCTGTCCTTCAATAAATGTAGATACTTCAAATGCGCCTTCTTCATCTACTTTTTCTTTGGAAACAACATTAATCTGATTTCCACGGCTACCAGGATTAACAGCTGTAATAGTAAGACCGCCTTCTTTTGCGGTAGCTTTAGTTCCACCGCCGACACAATAAACCAAAACGGTTTTTGCTTGTTTCAAGGCTTCTTTAACTAATAATAATTTAGGATCAGACAATTCATATCCTAAAACCGCAGCATCTTTTTCATTTTCAATTTTAATCACTTTATCGGGTCCAAAATCTAATACCAATGGTAAAGTAACTACACCTTTTGATGATTCCGTTACTTTTACTTGCCCTGTTGACTTCACATTGATATACGCACCTGGACGAACTTTATTTTGTTTTTCCCATGTTCCACCTGCCATTACTTAACAGCTCCTTTTAATTTTTTAGTTAAAATTCCCTTCGCTTCTTCAATGCTATATTTTTTAGATTTATCTAAAAAAGCATTCAAGAAGTCTTTTTCTACTTTGTTAAAGCTTTCAGAGGTTAAAATATCCTCTACAGCGAAAACAGCTGGTTTATTTGCTGTTTTCGCTTTCTTAACTTCTTGCTTAACCATTTTTTAGCCCTCCATTTGTTTGTAATTCTTTAAGCTGATTATTTTCTTGTGGTTTGGTTACTCGATAACGTATTTTAAAAGTTAAATTCAGCGTATTTTCGTTGATTTTAGCTTCTTTATTTAATACTTTAACTTGTAAACCATCAATGAAAGAGAATTCGTCTAACAGCTTCTGACGCATGTTTTCACATTGTTCCTTAACTCCTGGATCATCAAGAGAAGAATCTGGAAACCAAACAACACAATAAAGGTGTGAACGCATTTGATAATCCATGAGTTCATCTTTTGAATTACTTTGAATTTCATAAATATAAAAAGAAGGCTCTTCAAATGATTGTTCTTGCTGTTCCCGATAGATGATTGCATCTGGAACAATTTCAGCTAACTGGTTAGCAATATTTAAGGTTACATCAATCAAAACCAAACCTCCTCAAATAATCTTCAAATGCTGGACCAACAATTTTAGGTAATTGATTCATTACATCTTCCATAGTTAGCTTCATGAAAAATTGGCCTTCTACCCAGCCACTACCTGTAGCTTTTCTATGCCCTTCTTCAACAAATGAAGCATATTCAGTGTTGTTTGAAATAGTAACAACATAGCTGTCACCTTCTTTAGTTACACTTTCAAGGATCCAATTACGACGAAGAGTTCCTCCAGTCTTGGTTGCTCCTCCGCCATCAAAAACCAAAAGTTTTCCATCACTAACAAAGAAAACCTTGCCGTCATATTTACCAACAGGCGTTCTTTGTTTCACTTCACGTATCATTATGTTCCCTAATTGATTCATTACATCGAAAATAAAGTTTTCTTCTTGTAACGTTTTATGGAAATTTTGAGCAAATTTAAGAAATTCTTCATAGTAGAAACCATCATTACTCAAACAACCACATCCCTTACTATGACTACTTCTTGATGTGTATGATAACTAGAGAATCCTTCTGATGAGCGTTTATATTTTTTGGTAACACCATGCATGTCAGTAATTAAAATACGACTACCTGCCTTTACATCAACACTTGGACTACAAAACAAAGTAGTAAGATAATTTTCATTTGTTGTATCTCCAGAAGTACTTGGATTCAACTGTTTTTGACTGATTCTACAAGGTTCATTCTCAACAATAGTTTGCCACACTGGTTTTGTTATAGCTCCTTGTTTCTTAGGTTTGTTTTCTTGAATGGTCAATAAGCTATCATAGTGTTTTTCAAACTCTTTCTTGGCTAAGTCATAAATCCCCATAGAATCACCTCTTTAATCGTCGATAATTATTAAGTGTTCTTTTATAGTTTTTTGAAAAGCTAGGGGCACTCATAATTTTTTGATAAGCTTCTGCTTTCGTTTCTTTACTTATAGAAAAATCACCTTCAGTAATCGATTTTACTTCTCCATCAGATTCTGAAATATTGAACGTTAATGCTGTTTCATTAAGTAAATCAATAGTCATTAGAACAACTGTGTTATCAATTCCTTCAGGCCATTCTTCAACAGAAAAATGACAATAATTCAAAACATCATTAATTACTGTTTCAATAGCAAATGAAAAGACATCGTCTGATGAATTTTCTTCATCATTGATGCCTTTAGCTTTTTTAAATTTATCTAGAAGTCGTTCAGTTAACTTTTCCATAGGCTTTACTCACCTTGAGTTGGTGGTGTTACTTCAGTTAAATCAGCACTGATTTTATGGCGTAAGCAAATCAATCCAATTTTCTTATCTTCACGAACCTTTTCCCAGTTTTTAGGCAATGCTAAATCTTTATTCGTTGGTGTGACTTTTGAAACTTGTTCGGACTTGAATTTCAAGCCGAATGGATGAATGACACGAGCACGACGAACATATAACATATTATTACCTTTTGCTTTATCACGATCAGGCTCGTAAGTAATCATATCAGCTGGTGTTGCAGTATTTTGTCCAAATGCACCTGTTGCATAAAGATAAGTTTCGTATACGCCATTTTCATCTGGTAGTAAAGAATCATCTTCAACTACTCGCATACCTAAATAGGTGTCAAATCCTGCCTTAGATTCACTAGCTGGAATATAATGTTTAGTCTGTACATTTTGTTTTTCTAGTTCTGCTTTTACTTTTGAATGTAAAGCAATAATAGCCAACTTACTACGTGACGTACCTAAAATAGAACGAGCATCAATAACCATTTCGGGACAAATTACAGGATTTTTTGCTCCTGATTGATCTGATACATGAGTGTCTGCTAATACTCCTTTGCTTTGACCTGTTCCTTTTGCAAATAAAGCTTTAATAATTGATTGCATAATTTCTTGGTCTGAACGCAATGTGTAATCAGCAAAATCGTTTAAAATTTGAGTAACAGGATTACTACCAGCAATGATTGCTACTAAATCAGTATAGCTTGCACCCGTTCCACGATATAAAACTGGAGCAATTTGTTGTTTAGCAGAAGTTTTACCTGTTTCTAACGCCGTGTCTTCTTCTAACACTTGGTCTGTCAAAGCTGTTTGAGCCCATTCAGGCATAGTAACATATTTACCACCCGATACAATCATTTGGTCTAAATTTGGAGTAGGCACCAAGATACCAGATTGAATAAATGCAGAATGTTCCTCTGCCTTTGTGTTCGTATACTGAGTATATTGCTCAGGAGTAATTGCATCTAATAGTTTTGTAATTTCATTTGCCATTATTAATTTTCCTCACTTTCTACTTGTTGACGTAAGAATCCTTCTACGTCATTTTCTTTCATTGCTTCTTCAAATGAAGCATAATTTTTGGTAGCTTGACCTGATGAAGGATTATAACTACCTTGTTTTGTACCTAAATCAAACAAATATGAATCTGATTCTTTTAATGCTTCAATTTGTTCCTGAACTCCTGACAATTCGCCATCTTTGAAGATGATTTTTTCATCGTCTAGCAAAGCAGTTACTGCCTTTGGATTTTTCGCTTTTGATTCAGATAACAAAGCATTTAATGCTGCTGACTTTTGAAAAGAAATTAGTTGTTCTTGATACTTTTCTTCTTGTTCTGAATTTTCCTTCTGTAAATCTTTAATTTGTTGCTTCAATGCATCATTATCAGAGTTATCTTTCTGAAGCTTTTTCAGATCAGCGTCACGTTTGTTGACTTGGTTCTTCAACTCTGTTTCTGACTGTTGTAACGTTGTGATTTGACTATTCAAGGTTGTAACTGTTTTCCCATGCTCGGCCATTACAAATTTAGCTTGGTCTTCAGTTAATCCTTGTTCAATTAAATCTTCTTTTTTCATAATAAATTCCTCCTAAGTGTTTTTAGAGCGGCAACTCCCGCTTTGAGTCCGTCTTTTAGAGACATACGGCAGGTCTAAAATAAAAAAGCCTAACGTTCGTTAGACTTCATTTTTTCTATTCTTACTTTTTATTTAAAAATTCTTCATAGTCGGCATCCAAATGGTCATATTTATCTTCACACATAATTTCACCTCATTTTTGGGCATAAAAATAGCACTCAATCAATTATGAATGAGTGCTTATTAAGCTACAATGTATTTATTAATTTCCTTTTTAAGGGTTTGTTTATCATCGTTGGTCAGTCCATCAAAATAAAATTCTTCTACCTTTTTAAAATGAACATAACCTCGTTCATCTTCTTTCAATTTTGATAACATGTTATCAAAAGCCAGATAGACTTCATCAGAATAATTAGCATCGTTTAATTCACTGAATGCTAGTTCTAAGTCCTGCATAAAAATTTTCATTTCTTCACCACCAACTTTCCTCTATTTAGGATATTATATACAGCTCCAAATTTGACTCCGTCATACCCACTTAATATGGCGTAAATTTCTCTGTTAGCATCCATAAAACCACTTCTTGAAGTAATAAATTGATAATATTCAGCATCTTTACCTAGATTATCTTTAATCTTCAAGAATGCTTGTAATTCTTTATCAAGATCAGACGAACTAATAAGGTTCATTTCTTCACCAAGGTAGGCTTTAATAAGTCGGCCGTTTTCGCCCCTATTAGAATAATCTTCCGCTTTAAGCTTGAAGTCAGTAAAATATGAACCCCGACCATGCGTAGATGTCTTAGCACCCGAAATATCAAATTCACCATGTATAAAGCGCTCTAGTTGTTGTTTGGAAGACATCGAGTCATTTGTAGAGTCGCGTATCCCTCTGTAAATAGGCACCATACCTTCTGCTACTGATTCAACAACGTTTGGTTGTGCATCGTACCCATATTCTTTGAGCAAATATTTTACAAATTTTGATTTTTCATCATTATATGGATTCGATTTGTCCGAATATTTTTTGTTTCTCCATAAATCTATTATATCAATACCAGTAGCTTTTTTGTATTGATTAACAACATCTTTTGTATGAGAAATCATTTTGTTTATTCGGTCTACGTTGCCTATATTATCTCTGTTTAATTCTATTAAGTCAATTTTTTTATTATTTGATAATGCTTTTTTCCACTCATTAAATGATTGATGGTTTTTGACTTCTCCTAAACCAGATTCTGGGTTCCTTTGCCAACGTTTTGAAGATTGCCAGCCAACTATAACAGGAATTTTTGTACATCGACAATTAGGATGAGCAGGGCATATAGGTGCGGACTTATCATCTACAGAAAATATTTTACCATCTAAGCTAGCACAAATAGAACAAGTGTGAACCTCAAGAGTCGCTAACCATTCCCACTCTTGAACACCTGTTTCTTTCATCGCTTTATCAGTTGCTACCTCAGCAATATGAGCCGATTCAGTTTGCACAAGTGAAATCATTCTGTTTCGTAACTGCTTATCAATACCCAACATCATATCATCAACAATCTTATCCGTAGACCAGCCATTTATAATACCTATTGACATTGAACGAGCTAATTTATCTGGTAACACTTTAAGATGATTCTTCCATATACGTTTTGAAAAGTTTGCCCCTAACCAAGGCTTTTTTATGGCGACCTCTAATGATCTAACATTATATTTAGCAAATTGTACAGGAATTTGGCCTCTATCAGATATTTCATAAATATCTTTTAAAAATACTGTATCTAATTGCCCCATTAAATGTGTGGCCATTTTGCTATTTTCTTTATTCGCTTGTTCAGCCAGTTGAAAGTAGAGTTGCCTTTGTAATTGTTGAGTACGGCTTATACGAGATCTAAAATATTCCTCATTTAATTCTTGAAGGTAGCCTCCTTCAATAGCTTTTCTTTTAAATTCAGCTAGAGACATCTTCCAGTTTTTCAAATCATCTTTTGCCAAAAGTGCATTAGCCTCTTCAAAAGAAATTTTGTGTTCATTGGCATACCTAGCAATCCAGTCATCAATAGTCTTTTTTAATGACTTAGCTAGTAAATCATAACGAAGTTCCATTTCTTTGATGTAGTCTCTATCTTCTTTATCACGATCAATAGAAACTTGAAGCATACGTTTTTGCCAATAGTTAAGTTTACTCATCTTCGTTCACATCTTTTTTTCTATAACTATCTATAGAATTGAAGTCATCTACTGTTTCGCCATTGAGGTTTGAAACTTCTTCTTCCCAGTCTTCTACTAAAGGATTATTTTTGGCTATAGCTTCTTTTGATGTGACAGGCGAAAGTTTTGAAATAATGTCAGCAATTTTTGCATCATCTTTGATAGATGTTCTAGTCCACTTTTGCTCTATTTTGTCATCTTCATTATGTCCAGCATATTTAAGAATAAACCGAACTAGTTCTGCAAAACCTAAACTGAATTCCGTTTCTAGCATAGATGCTTTTAGTTCCAATAATGAATACATATATTCTAGGGCAGAACCCGAATTATTCTGGCCGATATTCTTTTGTGGATCTACCCCTTGGCCATGTAAAAATATTAATTCTCTGGTAGTTTCGAGAATTTTTGTTCTTGCTTCTACAGGAATCTCGATAGCTAATGTATCAACTCCGCTTTTACCGCCATCTTCTTCATCTTCTACTTTAACCATCTTATACTTTTTGAGATCATCTAAAAACTCTTGTTTATCTTGACCGCCATAATTGGTTAAAACAAAAATAATTTCTTGTATATCGTCCAAGTCATTAACAAATCCTGAATAGACTTTATCGTACACATCAACTAATTTCTTATATTTTTGTAAATCGGAAGTTTCTGAGGGGTTATTTCTAAAAGGTATGAATGGTACTTTTTCCCAATCGTGTGAATACGTATTTGTAGTGCCAATCTTTTCAGAAGTTCCGATATCATATACATCAAAAATAGGATATTCTTCTATATTTTCAAAAGTATCTTTCTTCTTCTTTTTAAATACACTACACTCTTTATCATTCCAAAATTCATAAATGATAAGTGTATTGCCTGATTCGTCATAGTCCTCATAGATACGCAAAATACCTTCTAATTTATTACTCAAACGTTTGGAATAAAGCGGGATAATTTGCTTTGAATCTACAACAGCATACCTAAAAAAGTCTTTATAATCTTCATCTTTCCATATATGAAGCCAAGCTACCCCAGCATTTGAAGCGTTGATACATAAGTCTTTAGCAACCTTCGGATAATGGTCACCTAAAATAGCAACAATTTCTCTATTCATTTCTTTAGAGGAATCTTCTTTTCCCAAATCGAAAGTCGGTGGCACCGTCATAGTATAAGCTGCTTTCTGGTCCACTAATAGTTGATGCCAAGGCATGCTAATCCTGTTATCAGCATTTCGTAAAGGATTATCATTTTGCTTATCCTTGTTACTACGGTCAACCACGTTACGTTTACGCAGAATATCGTTCTTATTTTCATAGTACAATTCACTTTTTCTGATTTGTGCTACTTTCGACGGAAAATTTTTGATGTTAGCTTTGATAATCTTTTTGACCGTTTCTATTTCCACACTGAAACGCCTCCTTTCTTAGTTCTTAAAATTGTATAAATAAAATATCTATCTGCGTCCATGCAGTGGTCATGCTCTTTAACTGGCTTATCTTCTCCTCTATCTGCTGCCTTTTCATCCCAGATATAAGAACCAAATTCAATAAAGGTATGCTTGCACTTAGATGACCATTTAACTTTTTGATTGTCCATGTTTGACAACATCGTTCTAATACCATCTAAAACATTATTTTTAGCAGATTTAACTATAAAACCAGATTGTTTAAGAGCTGCTTTGAAAGATGCAGCAGATGGATCAAGTAATATTTTTGTTTTCTTTTTACTTAAATTGTTTATTGAAAAAAACTTTTCCATTTCATCAACAAACTGTGCATCTGTTTTTTGCTTACTACTTTCACGCCCTGAATAATAAAATTCATCACGACAATACCAGAAAGGCATATCATTACCTGTTCCATCGATGGGCAAACTCCACAATTTAAATACTGTTGCATTCTGTGTACCATAATCGACGCTAACATAGCTTTTCTTATAATTAGTGTTCTCAGGTAAATCAACAACCATTGTAGTTTTATCAAAATTATCGAAGATGATTCCTTCAGATAAAACCCAAAGGCCACGAATATAACGGTCATAGAACACCCCTGAATACATTCGCTTATACCTATCAATAACTCTTTCACTTAATGATGGATTATCTTCCATCGTAAAATGAATACGAATAGCATGCTTTTCTGTTAGCTTGTCTAACCATTCAAGTTTGAACCAATGATGAGGTCCAGCAGGATTACAGTTAAACCATGATTTAGCACCATCTACAGATAAACGTGCTGTTGCTTGGTTTACAAATGATTGTGGCATAAGCGCCACTTCATCAAAGAAAAAGCCAGCTGCAGTTAAACCTTGCACTAAATCTTGTGAAGCTTCATCTTTACCGCCAAATAAAAAGAAATAATTTGTTTTATTATTTTTAGTTATTTCAAGGATATTGTCTGTTCGATTGTCTTTAACAGCATAGCCACGACCTCTAAGCATCTTTTTTAATGGTCGTATAACGTTACGCCTTAATGAACCAATTGTTTTACCAGCCATTCCGAATTGCTCTTCATCATAACTTTCCATTGCCCAAAAGATGTAAGATAGCGACATAATAACTGTTTTACCTGCACGAACAGATCCATCACAAATAATAGCTTCTTTATCTTTATATTTAGGATTTTCCCACCAAGATAAAACTTGCTTTTGTTTTTTTGAAAATGCAGTAAACTTGAATACAACTGATGTTTTAGGCTTACGTTTCGATGTTGTCATCATTCCACACCTCACTATCAGTCGCAATATTCTTAATAGCATCCATAAAGCCATCATCACCAATTTCTTCTGGTCCAATATCTCCATTTTGAATTTTTAGACGTCTAATTTCAGCATCTAATTTTTCAGTTTGACGGCCAAACAGAACTTTCTTGTCTTGACTCAATGATAATTCATTCAGTTGCTTAATTGACTTAGTTAATTGATTACTAACACGAGTCAACGCATCTTCAATAGCTAAGATGTCATCTAACTTTCTAAATGTTTTACGAGTTACTTGAACGTCTTGCATAACTTCACGTTTTATTTCTAGCTTTCTACCGTCTCTTTCAACTGGTGTTTTAATTTTCCTTAGCTGTTGTAACCGTTCAACTTCTTCATCATTTAGTCCTTTTTCAGCTTCTTTGATACGTTTCATCATTCTAAACTGCCGTACCTTTAATAAGCGAATCTCATCATTCAAAATAAAAAAAGGATCATCATTCATATTAGAATAGATGTCCTTTTCTTCGTCAGATAACATATCGGCAAATATTGTTTCGTATTCGCCAGTTTTAATAGCGTTCTTATTACCTTTAGGAGGAGAACCTCCTTTGTTCCCCTTAGCATTTTTATTACCTGGCGGCGCTCCACCTTTATTGGTAACGTTACTATTCGATTTAGTAACGTTACCTTTTAATTCCTCCGCCCATTTATCAACAGATTTCCATTTCCTGATTTGAGAATCAGAAACATTTAGTTCACTAGCTAATTCTTTAAGTACCTTTTTCCCACCTGAATCTAGCCATATTTTTTTAGCTTCATCACGACGAGGGTCTCTTTTTCTAGCCATCCATTAACACCACCTCGCTTTTCGCTTCAATAGTTGAGTTTGTTTTCGATATTTACAATCATAATTCTTTTAACTGACTTTCAATTTCAATTAAATCTTTTAAGTCCTTAACTGTATTCAATTTGATATGGCCTGCTTTAAAGTTACTTATCCATTGAGCCTTTGCTGCTCTGATAATCTTGTTGTTTTCTTCTGCAATCTTTTGCTTTTCTAAAGCTTGTTGAACTTCATAATCAAATGTTTCCATTGTAGAATACCTCGCACTATTATATAATGCTAAAAGACACAGAACTGGGTTTAAAGCACGCGCGTGTGGTTTCTGTGTCTTCGGGGTATTCGTATCTCGTTGAATTGAGGCAAGTGTTAGCGCACTTGTCTCTTTTTATTTAGCTTTTGGATAAGGTTTTGATAATTTAATGATTTTTTTACGTATCTTTTTATTTAGTGGCATTAAATACTTATGTTTACCTTTTGATTCATAAATGGAAGCTTTTGGATCCACATGTTTATGCAAAAATTCTAGCCTTTGAGACCCCGTCCCATACTTGGCATGAATAGATTTAGGATGTGTCTTTTTTCCATTAACAATGAAATAGCGTTCCCCATCTGTCTTTCCAGTATATATCCAGTTTGTTGCTTGATAGATACCTCCATGATGGTTTTGGTCCGTATCTGCATAGCTTACTATTAATTGCATGCTTGGATTAAATTCTTTTAGGAACTTAATTGCTTTGGCCAAAATTTCAGATACAAACGACTTGTGATTGGTTAAAGCAACCCTAGTTAGTTCACAGCATTCTGTTTGTTCTAATCCATATGGGCTTCCTATGCTCTTATTTGCACCTCTACTAAAAATTACTACTCCTATAAATTGGCCATCTTCCCATGCTCCTATTTTAATGAGCTTTCCAACAGGCACACTTTTGCTGTAATGAAAGTGCGTGCAAGCATACTTTGTAGCTTCATGAGTGGCCCAATCAACTTTCAACATCTCTTAAATCGAACTCCTCTCCACAACAAGGGCATTTAACAAATTTCGGTTCAAGTTTCGTCAAATCTCCTTGGTCATTAATACTACCTGGTTCAAAATTTGGAATGTCAGCATCTTCAATTAAATTTTCTAATTCTTCGTTGTCAAACCCTGTTAACTCCAAATTATCTGCAGTTAGTTCATTAAGTAATTCTGTTAGTTTATCTTCATCCCAATTTCCAGAAATCTTATTTAAAGCTATGTTTAGAGCTTTCTCTTTATTCAATGGTAAATCAACCACAGAAACCTCTATCTCATCAAATAGGCCCAATTCTTTTGCAACGGTAACGCGTTGATGTCCACCAACCAAGTTTCCTGTATTTTTATTAAAAATGGGAGGATCAACAAAACCAAATTCTAAAATGGATTGTTTAAGCTTCTCGTATTCTTCCATGCCTGGCTTTAATTCAACCCTAGGATTATATTCAGCAGGTCGTAGTTCTGATAACTTCATCTTTTCAAATTTCATTTCTAATCCCTCATGCTTCGTTTAATATTTTCTTGAATGTTCTTCTCATCAAAATAGCCATGCCCACAATAAATAAGCTTACAATCATCAATTTCCTTTGGCGTGGCTTCTCTCGTCATTTCGACAATAGATGCATTCTTTTTTATCTGCACAGACATTACAACACGCATCGAAACAGTTGAGCGGTTCGACTGTGGATATTTATGTGTTAGCGATACATACCAATAGCTTTTCAT